ACCCCCCCCCCCCCCCCCCCCCCCCCCCCCCCCCCCCCCCCCCCCCCCCCCCCCCCCCCCCCCCCCCCCCCCCCCCCCCCCCCCCCCCCCCCACCCCCCCCCCCCCCCCCCCCCCCAAAACAGATATTAAATAATCTTATTGAATTTTTTTGTGTAAAAAATAACATGTCCGACGATAAAGATTTATTCAAATTGTTTTTAGAAAGTGGATGGATGGTATCGATAATCGGGGCGGCGGGCATGTTAGCCAGATTAATTTCAAACCCATTAAAAAAGGCAAATTGGATGGATTATTTACGCAAGATTGTTGTCGCATCTATAACATCAACAATAGCTTGGTTTATCGTTGAACAAATGGATATAAGCTCTATAACTAAAGCTATAACATATGGTGTTGTTGGAGTTGTAAGTCCAGAAATTATAGACGCTTTAACTAATTTAGCAAAGGGCGTTTCTAAAGATCCAGCTAAATTTATTAAAAGATAATGGCAACAAAAATTAAAGTTTGTTTACTTGGTTTTATAGCATTAATATTTTCTATTTATGGATATAAAACTTGCGAAAAAGCTATTTTCAATTTTAATCAAACAGACCAATGTTTCAAAAATGTAACATATGAGCTTAGTCCATTATTTGATGCTCACTCAATAATGATAGTTGATTCGCAAGTTAAAGCTGCTCATGGACTTATAACATTCGAAGAGTATTGCAAAAACATAAAAGAAGCCAAAGAAACAATAAAAAAACATTTAAAAAATTACGAAAATAAAATCAACTCTCAAGAAGAGCGTTTGCTATTGGACAAATTGAAAATTAGATGCGAAGATACTTTTAAGTATTTAGATAAGATAGAAAAGATATGTAAAGAAAAAGACGCCTCACAACTCAAAATTCTTATAGAAAATGGAGAACTTTATACTGTTGTCGATAAAGCAACAGATACCATAAATGAAATACTAGAAAAAGAAATGGTTATTTCTTCGGTTTATACATCAGAGTCAGTCAAGTCTTTAAAGCAGTTTGAAAAGTTTGTTTCTATTTTTATGGGACTTTCTATTGTGATGTGCGTCGCTGTTTTCATACCAATGGCCAAGGCCAAAAAGACAAGAAAACGTGTAAAATAAATATTATGGAACTTGATTTTTCCGAAAGGATTTTAGCAAAGAAACGCCCAGGACCTAAAAGCTCTGCACAAACTCCTGCAAAGCCAGAAGACAGACTAAAAGGATCTCCTAAAAATCCACCAGGTTCCGCTGGTACAAGTCCAGACGCCAAAGAGAAAGCTCAAAAAGCTCTCAAAAGAGAGGACGAAAAAAAGGTCGTAAAAGCCGCAATCACTTTCAGCGAAAAAGTAACTAACGCTCTAAAGAAAAAAGTAGAAGAGCATAACAAAAAACACTCAAAAAAAGTTACCCTTTCTCAACTTAAAAAAGTATACAGAAGAGGCGCTGGTGCATTTTCTTCATCCAGCAGACCAGGTAAAAGCCGTGGCCAGTGGGCAATGGCTCGCGTAAATACATTTTTACGAATGATGGCTGGCGGTAAAGTAAAAGACGCTTACAGAGCAGCAGATCAAGATATCGCAAAAGCCAGCGATGACAGTATCAAATCGGTAACAAATAAATCATCAGCATCTTTTGATTTTGATGAATACGAATTAGTTATCGCTGCCTCAGACTTGGTTAGATGTAACGTCAGTATTGCTGAAATGGATGATTCTTACGAATCAGAAGACGAAGAAGAGTATAACGAGATGTCAGAAGCGGAAAAGAAAACTCTCAATAAACCATTTAGACTTCCATCAGGTTCCAAAAAGAAGTTTGGAGTTTACGTTAAAAATCCAAAAGGCAATGTTGTAATGGTAAAGTTTGGAGACCCAAATATGGAAATTAAACGCGACGATCCAGATCGCCGTAGAAATTTTCGCGCCCGTCATCAATGTGACAGCAATCCTGGTCCCAAATGGAAAGCTCGCTATTGGTCTTGCAGAATGTGGGAAGGTGGCAAGTCTGTAACTCAAGTAACAAAAGGTTCTTTTGCCGCTTATATGATGGAGATGGATGAAATGCACAGTCAAGAAGAATTAATGATGCAAAATCCTGATCTTAAAGAAGCTCCAGAAATGGAAGATGAGAATGAAGAACTGATGGAATATCAAAAAGAGTCTGTCGAAATGACAATGACTAACGTCTCATCAATGATGAAAAAGCTTCAAGAAATCAAAGCTATGGTTGATGCTGGAGGAGAGGCTTCTGCTGAAATTACTGAAGCTTGGGTTGCCGCTAAATTAACAATTGCTGACGATTACATTACTACTGTTCACAAATATCTTTCTTCAGAAAGTTCGGAATAAAGTAGAATAATTTAACGCATACCCTATGATTTAGGGTATGCGTAGCTATTCAGATTTAACTTTAGTTCCACGTTTTTTTGGCGGCAAAAGTCGATCAGAGATTGATGTCTCTTGTCATTTTTTAAATAAGCAGTTTAAGCTGCCAGTAGTTCCATCGAATATGTCTTCGGTTATCAACGAAGACATTGCCAAGTATCTTTCTTTCGAGAATTACTTTTATATCATGCATAGGTTCTTCAAAGAGCCTGATGGCAATATAAAACTGTTAAGAAGAATGAATGAACAACTTTGGCCAATTATCAGCATTAGTGTTGGCGTTCAACAAAGCGACAAAGACTTTATCAAAGAAATTGCAAAAGAAAAACTAAAGGTAGACTTTATTACTGTTGATATTGCTCATGGAGATAGCCAACTAATGAAGAATATGATTTGGATTATTCAAGAGTATCTTCCTCAAGTTAAAATTATTGCTGGCAACGTTTGCTCCTCAGAAGGAGCTTACGATCTTATGGAATGGGGCGCTCATTGCGTTAAGGTTGGAATTGCTCAAGGTGGCGCTTGTTCAACTTATGGCAAAACAGGATTCGGACTTCCGATGCCATTAACAGCTTGGCATATTTACAAAGACTGGAATAAGGATAGGTTTCCTATCATTATTGATGGCGGTGTTAAAACGAACGGAGACATTGCGAAAGCAATTGCTCTAGCCTATCAGGCTGGTTCAAAAATGCCAACAAATAAGGATGGCGTTATTCTTGACGTTAAAAGAAGCTTGCCTCAAGTTATGGTTATGGCTGGATCTCTTTTTGCGGCATGTGATGATTCGCCAGCCGATAGAGATGATTATGGACAAAAGCTTTATTATGGCTCTGCTTCAGCAAAGCAGAAAGGTCACAGCAAGAATGTTGAAGGATTTGAGGTTATGCTTCGCGGTAACGATATGACCTATGCTGAAAAACTTAAAGAAATCGAACAAGATTTACAAAGCGCCGCTTCTTATGCTGGCGGCAGCTTGTTTGATTTATGTAATATCGAAATAGTTAATTTGAATTCGTAATGAACATTGTTCAAATTGGGTGCAATAATTGCGAAGATGAAGTTTTCAACTTCATTGATAAAAATAAAGAATCCATATCTAAATTTTTAGTTATTGACGCTTTGCCCAAATGCGTGGAAATTGCGAAAACAAAATACGCATTTTTAGAAAGTAAACTTATCGCTGTTAATTGCGCCATTTACAATGACAATAGCATCGTAAAATTAATTTTCCCAAAAGATGGGCAAACCTCGGCCCATGCATCTATTTTTGAAAATCATGTCAAAACACATGGACACAGCAAATGTGATTTTTTATTTTTACCTACTTTAAATTTAAATAACATTTTCGAGTTTATGCAAGGAAATGTTGATCGATTATACATTGATATTGAAGGCTATGATGTAGAAGCTCTTTTAAAATTGAACTACGAAAAATATAAGCCAAAATATATAGAGTACGAATGGGTTCATTCTGATGGTGTTCATAGCAGCAACATCAATCATAATAAACTTGTCCAACTGTTAACAAAAAATAATTATAAAATAGAAAAGCAAGGCAATAATTCAATAGCTCAACTGCAATGAAATTTGGCTCAACAACATATGGAATGGGCGATACGCTTTTACTAACTTCCGTTTGTAAATATTTTCCAAATAAATTTACTATACAACTTACAAAAGATGTATCTAGATTTTCTATATTTTTTGAACATTTAGCTAATGTTGAAATATGCGAAAAGCATCAAATAAATCCAATACTAGATATTGGATTTTCTGGACATTACGCCACAAGAAAATTAAGAAATTTTTTTGGAGATGCTGCTGATGGGTTGGACAATCGCCCGTTAGTTTTATTTTCAGATAAAGAATCTGAAATTTGGGCTAGTAATTTTTTAAAAGATAAAAAAAATCCTTGTATTGTAGTAAAGAATTGTTCCAAAAATTGGTCAGATGTTAGATCAATTCCAGACTCTTTTTTTAACGAAATTTTAAAATATATAAAGCAAAACCATACGCCGATAATTTGCCAATCGTCTTTTAATTATACAAAGACGCAAGAAATAGAATTAGTTGATTTAGATTTAAAAAAATACATTTCTTTATTAAGGCAGACCGGCAATTACTTTGGGGCAAATACTGGCGACGAACATTTAGCAACAGCTGTCGGATGTAGAACAATTGTTTGGCAACCTAGAAATTCTGATAAATTTAACAGTTCTGAGTGGAATTACAATCACCCTAATTCAACATATCTAAATTGGTAATAATATGAAATGGCCTCTTAATGTAGATAATTTCACTTTTTTGGACAGACTAAAAATCTGCAAATTCATTTTAAATAAAAATAACAAATGGACCCAAAATGGTCTAGTATACCAATTTGAACTTAAAATGGCCGATTTTGTAGGCTCAAAATATGCCGTTTTTTGCTCAAGCGGCTCTACAGCTAATACTATGGTAGCTATGCAGCTAAAGGATATCTCCAGTAAAAACGTAGTTATATTTCCTTCTACTACATGGACAACTTCTGTGACGCCTTTTATAAGAGAAGGTTTTACCCCCAAATTTATAGATATTAATTTAGAGGATTTTTCTTTTAATTATCATGCTTTAGAAAAATTTTTGCAAGCTGAATCTGGATCAGTTGCTGCAATTTTTGCAACAAGTCTTCTTGGCTTCGTGCCAAATGTCTCTAAATTAATTGAGCTTTCACATAGGTACAATGTTAAATTGATGTTTGATAATTGTGAAAATACATTTGGTAAATTTGAAGAAAAAAATGTATCATCTTTTACCACTTCCACTACAAGCACCTATTTTGGTCACCATCTTCAAAGCGTAGAAGGAGGCTTTGTTTTTACTAATAATCAGCAAGAGTATGAATATTTATTAATGCTTAGAAATCATGGGATGACCAGATCTGTAACCAATAACGAAAAATATTTAAACAAAGATGTTGATCCAAGGTTCGATTTTTATTGTCTTGGCAATAATTTTAGAAACTGTGAAATACGTTCTTTGATAGGAATGCTTGATCTTAAGAAGGCTGACGTTCATATCGCCAAAAGAAAATATCTTTATAATCTATTTGCTTCAGAAATAGATGAATCTAAATTTATTTTACCGGATAATTTCGAGAATAGAGATCCAGTTCCTTTCGCATTTCCAATCGTATGCAAGGAGTTCAAAGTAAAAAAAATGGGATTAGACTATTGTGCAAATAATGGCATTGAAACAAGACCAATCATATCTGGCAATCTTCTCAGGCAAACATGTTTTAAAAAATATGGAATTGCTGAAGAATTCCCAAATAGCGAACTCCTTCATCACAACGGATTTTACGTTGGTCTTCACACTAAACTAAAAGACGATCAGGTACTGCAATTAACTGATTATTTAAATTTGTTTTAATATGGCCTCAGAAAGAATTAATAAAATAAGCGAACTTCTCTTAGAAGAAATTGCTGAACGTTTCAACAAAGAACAAATCCACAATCAAGACATTGAGTTCAGCGAAAGTTTCGCGGAAATAATGGATCGTTTTATTGTTCTGCATATTAGAATGTGGAAACTAGAGGATGCTATTGGGGAAGCGAAGTCAGATGCGGAAGTAGCCGATTTAAAAAGAAAAGTCGATTATTGTTTTAAAGACCGCCGTCCCAAATTAACAAAAGCTATAAACTCATATCTTGACGTTTATGTAAGCAAAAATCATGTCAAAAAATTTTCAGAAGAAAACGTAAAACTTTATAAAGGATTCTCAAATTAATGAAAACAGTCATCATAACTGGAGTCACCGGACAAGATGGAAGCCACATGGTTGACTTTCTATTAAAAAATACAGATTATAATATCATTGGCACGGTAAGAAGACTCAGTGTTCCAAATCACCAAAATATCGCTCACATTAAAGATCCTAGATTTAAACTTGCTCACATGGATATTGGAGACCCTCAGAGCGTTAACAATACCGTACAGGAATATAAGCCAGATTATTTTATTAATTTCGCGGCAAATTCTTTTGTAGGCACAAGTTGGGAAATGCCAGTTGTGCATATGCAGTCAAATTGCATGGGAGTTCTTTATCAATTGGAAGCTATCAGAAAGTTTGCCCCAAAATGCAAATATTACAATGCGGGTTCTTCAGAAGAATTTGGCGATGTAGCCTATGTCCCGCAAGATGAAAATCATCCATTAAGACCCAGAAGCCCATATGGAGCTTCAAAAGCATCTGCTCGTCAGATAGTAAAAGTCTGGAGAGAGTCTTACGGTCTTTATGCTGTGCAAGGTTGGCTTTTTAATCACGAAGGAACTAGGAGAGGTCAAGAATTTGTTACCAGAAAGATTACAAAAGGCGTAGCGGATATAGTAAAATCTTTGGGTTCAAATCAAATTCCAAGACCAATTGAATTAGGGAATCTTTCCGCGAAGCGCGATTGGAGCGACGCAGAAGACTTTGTAGAGGGCGTTTGGCTTATGCTTAATCAAAACGAACCAAAGGATTATGTTCTTTCTTCTAACGAAACTCATACCGTAAAAGAATTTGTTGAACTTGCTTTTGCAGCGGCAGAAATAGAAGGTTTTTGGCTTGGAGAATCTGGAACAGTTGGAGAAGTCTTCGTTCACAAACAATTTAAATATCCACTTGTAGTTGTTAATCCAAAATTTTTTAGACCAGCAGAAGTGGATATCTTGCTTGGAGATTCGTCAAAAGCCAGAAAAGAAATAGGCTGGTCTCCTAAAACCTCTTTTTACAGACTGGTTAAAAAGATGGTTTCCAATGATTTAGAAAACTCACTTGACAAATCGAAGTAAAACATTACGATTCCTAGAATATGAATACTAATATTAATTCAAGAAATGGTTCTCGACTGATTAAGAATGCGCTTTTTGTCGCGGCTCTTGCTTTTGCGAAGATTTTCGCTGTCCCAAGTACCGCGCCCACAAACATGCAAACAACACCGGGCGTGACATTTCAACTGTCTGGAACAAACCTTTCGTTTACTGCCCCTGATCGTTCTGTAATTAATTGGAATAATTTTGGTAGTGGAACGGATACAATTGCAGTTGGAGACACCATCTCTTACAAGCTTCCATCTGCAACTTCTAGCGTGCTTAACGTTGTTAATGGCACAGCCGCCACTACAATCAATGGAACCATTGAGTCTAACGCTAACGTTTATATCCTTAATCCAAATGGAATTATTTTAGGCAATGGATCTAGAATTGACGTAAGCCGACTTACGCTCAGTACAGTAGACAGTCCATTTGCTGGTCAATTTGCTTTTCTTAACGACGGCAAGCTGCCTAGCGAGAATGGAATCCGCACAGCGGCTGGGTCTGTCTCAATCGGCTCCACAGTAAATTCTGGAAATATTGTTGCTTTGACGAAAGACATTTCGATTTCCAATCTTTTGTCATCTGGATCTATCAATGTTTCCGCTGATGGCAACGTGACCATTGGATCTGGCGCTGGCACAGTTTACAATAGCGGTGCAATTACAATCACAAATCCAACTGGTAATACCACAATTGGCTCCGTTGGTTCAAATGTTATTGTTAATGGTGGATTGACAGTTAATAGCACAAGTGGGTCTATTGCTACTGTTGCGGGAGGTAGTATTAATTCGAACAGAGTCTCTTTTACTACCGCTACAGGAGATATTAATGCCCCCAATCTTACAAGCTCAAACGTAAACGCTTCTGCAAAGAATGTTAGCCTTGGATTTGCTGGAGTTTCTAATCCTTCCGTTGCGGTTAGTGCAAACGGAACAGTAACCCTTAGCTCACCAGCTTCTCTTACTGTTTCTTCTCTGACTAACGAAACCGGAGCTTCTTCTGCAACTGCTGCTGGAAAACTTACTCTTGGCGCAGTTCATGTAAGATCATCCCTGCCCACTTCATTCTCTGGTCAATCTGTTGTAGATTCCGTTGATGGCGTCTTTGTTTATGGCCCAGCTTCATTCACCGCCTCTTCTGGAGACGTAGCCATTGTTAAGGCAAATCATAGTTTTGGACCCCTTAGCGCTACAGCTACAGGAAATGTAACGGTATTCGAAAACGGAGCGATTAACATGAATAACATTCGTGGCACAAATGTTAGTCTTAAAACAGCAGAATCGATTTTTCAAACACCAGTTACAGCATCACTTCTCGCCACCAAGGTCTCGCTCATTGGATCTTCTAATGTTGTCTTGTACGCTGGAACAATTTCTAATGGCCTTACCGTTAATACAATTGGTAATGTTGATCTTGGAAGACTTAGTTTAGCTTCCAATCTAAATAGCGTAGCACCAGTAATTATCGCTACTGGGGCGGTCACTAATCCCTCTCCATAATTGGAATCGTTCAAAACATATTGTCTGCTTAACGAGGTTGATGTAAAGCGCATCAACCTCCCTAAAGATCCGTCAAAGACTGAGCTTCACAAAAATGAGGCTCAGTTTTTACTTTCTTACGACGCCCTCACTCTTGAAAGATGTAATCCCAATATAGATAATATTAGATTAAATTTCTTTGTTAATTTTACATCTCAAGTAGTTAATCATTTTTCATTAAAAAATCTAAATTTTAGATTTATAGTTAATTTTAATGACGGTCCAGAGAACGAAGCTACGGAAACAAGATTTTGCTTTGCTCGTCCAAGAAAAAGTCCACATATCTGTATACCAGATTCTCATTTAGGTAGAACTGTATCTATATGCGATTCATTAAAATCTATCGACAAACCATTTGAAGAAAAGCTTGATAAAGCTTCATTCTTTGGTTCTGATACTGGTAGAAAATACAAGGATGGATCAGTTCAAAGGGTTAACCTTTGCAAGAGATACAAGAACAGCGATAAAGTCATCGCTAAGATTACTAATTTTGTAGAACAGCCTTTTGATGTTTCTATTTATCATCAACCCGTATCAATTAAAGATCAGCTTAATTATAAATACATATTAAATGTTAATGGTAATACGACTTCTTGGGAAAGACTGATTTGGGCTATGCACTCTAATTCTTTTTGTATTTTCGTAAAACCCCCAGCCCATCAAGACGAAATATCTTGGTATTATCATATTTTTGACTTGTCTCAGTATTTTCTAACTTTAGATGAGGAGTCATTGGAAAACTTTTTAAATTGGAGTGAAAATTGGCAGTCTGAAATTCAATTTTTTAAAGAGCATCAAAAAAAGATCGCAAATACTCTTGCCAAACCAGATTTTCATGCCCATTATTACGCTCAAGTCTTAATGGCTTATAATAAAATCTACAATGAATCGAACAAACAAAGTTGAACTAATTGGAATTTATGGCGACGACCTTACTCACGCTTGTTCTGCTTGGACATCAACCAGCAGAGAGATTAATGAAGAAAAGAAAGGTCGAGTGGGCGATCTACTCAAAATGCTCGCAGAAAACGGTCATCATACCCCATTTGAAAAATCCTCCTTGCATTTTTTAGTAAATACAGACATCGCTTCTCATATTCATATCATTAAGCACCGTATTGGTGTGTCTGTCAACGGAGAGTCTGCACGCTACAAAGAGATCAAAGAAGATGAGTTTTTAATTCCAGAGGATTGGCCCGATAGCTGGAAAGAGATTTTAACTAATTATACAGAAAAAGGTCTTGACTTGTATCATAAGTGCATTGAAGATTTAGTTCAAAATCACGGTTTTAATCGCAAGAGGGCCAAGGAATCAGCTAGATTTTTTAGACCTTATAATACGCAAATTGCTGCTGATGTTATGTTTAACTGGCGATCTTTCGCGCATTTTTTAAATTTAAGAAATAAACCAGACGCGCAAAAAGAAATAAGAGATATTGCTGCTCAAATGCTACAGCTAGTAAAAGAAACAAATAAATTCCCATTAACCATACAGGCGTTTGCGGTGTAAAATAGTATGTGCCTACAGAGCTTATCAGTCTATTTGGTGGAGCGGTAACAGGTTTTATATTCCGCATTATAGCTGCGAAAGCGGAAGAAAGCAGAGCCAGATTTGATAGAATGATGAAAGCGATAGATAAGCGCGATGAATCTGCCGATAAAGCATCAAAGAGAGATGGAGACGTTGGCAAAGTAATCAGACAATTTATCGTAATCTCTGTAATATTTTCAATTGTAGTATCTCCATTTGTTATGGCGATTTTAGGTATCCCAACGTATCTTGAAGTCGATTATACAAGTGGAGGCAGCTTCTTGGGTTTGATTGGGAACGAAACAGCTAATAAAGCTTTCGTTGAAATCTCTGGTAATTTAATTACATCAGAAATCAGAGAATGTTTGATTGCGGTTACTGGATTTTATTTTGGTTCTGCGGCTGCATCCAATAAGTCTTGACAAAGACAAAAGTGTCTGCTTAACTGCGGGCATGAAGGAAAAGCTAAATAGAAAAAAGATTATAGATTCACTGGTTGAAATTCCAGCAAATGCCGACAAACGATTTTGGCAAAGAGAGATGGTCTTTCTAAAAAGACTAGAAAAATCGTACAGCATTGATTTTCTCGCGCAAATCCAACAGGAAAAAAAAGTTCCTACGTTGGCATTCTTCTTTGCAGATTGGAAGAAGAAGTTACTTGACGTTGACTACAAGGAGTATTACTATACTCGCCTTCATCAACAAGATCTTTCTTTAGAACAAAAGATCGGTAAGGACGCAGAAATTAAAACCAAAAAAACACTTAAACAATTTTTATCATGAAAAAAGCAAAAGAGCAAGAAGAAAAGCAGGAAGTAACATCCTCAAAGACTATTTTAAATTCTTTTCTAAAAAATAAGAAAGAAGATCATTATAATTTTGAAGAGTTTGTATCTTACAAAGTTTCTACTGGATCATTAAATTTTGACCTCCTTACTGGAGGAGGTTTGAGACCTGGCGTTCATAGGTTTGTTGGCTTTACCGAAGGAGGCAAAACTTCTGCTGCTCTAGAAGTAATGAAAAATTTTCTAAGAACAGTTGATGGAGCAAAGGGCTTTTATATTAAAGCCGAAGGCAGACTGTCCGAAGAAATGATGAAGCGATCTGGAGTCAAATTTGTTTTTGACGCAGAGAAATGGGAAGCCGGTACTTGCTTTGTTTTTGAGTGCAATATTTACGAGACTGTTGTAGATGCGATGCGTCAACTTGTTATGCACAATGAAGAAAAGAATAAATATATGTTTATTCTAGATTCTGTCGATGGTCTTATTACCAAAGGAGATTTGGACAAGACATTTGAGGAGTCAAAGAAGGTTGCTGGCGGCGCTGTTCTTGCTTCTGATTTTATGAAGCGAATGTCAATCGCTCTTCAAAAACGCGGCCATATGGCAATTTTCATCTCTCAAGTTAGAAGCGACGTAAAGATTGATCCCTATAGTTCCGCGCCGATTCGTCAAACATCAGCTACCGGAGGAAATGCGCTTTTACATTTTGCTGATTTTATTTTTGATTTTGAACCTCGCTTTGAAGGAGATGTTATTTTGAAAGACCCAGCCATTAAAAAAGCCGACCCAGTAAAGAATCCGATTATCGGACATTTTTGCAAAGTGGTTATCAAAAAAAGCCCCAACGAAAAAAGCAAAGTGAAATTCCAATATCCAATCAAGTATGGCAGAACCGATGGGCGATCCGTCTGGTTGGAAAAAGAAATTGTCGATATGCTTATGCGTTGGGAGCTTGTGACTCGTTCTGGTGCTTGGTATTATATAGCAGAAGATTTTGCTTCTACATTGAAAGAAAACGGTTTTGAAGCTCCAGATAAATTTCAAGGAGAAAATGCTATTTTTGAATTTATAGAATCAAATACAAAGCTTGTAGCGTTCTTACACAAGTATTTCGTGGATATGATTTCCACAAAATCAAATGAAGTTTAAAACACTTAGCGGCAAAGAGCGTTTATTAAAAAACGCTAAAAAATATATTATAAATTGGGAGGCTAAATCAAAGAGCAATTTCCAATGGAGAGTAAAGCAATTTTTATTGCCATACTGGAAGCATGATGTCGTGTTCGAAGAGATGCGGATTGTTGGTTCGCGGCTTTCTTTGGACTTTTATAACGCAAATAAAAAAATTGCAATAGAAGTTCAAGGCAAACAGCATCAAACTTACAATCCCCATTTTCATGGGAACAATCGTCAAAATTGGCTTCTTCAATTAAAAAGAGACGATTTAAAGCTGAACTTCTGCTTGACAAACGACATAGAACTGGTAGAAATATACGAAAGCGACATATTGTCGAAGGAATTTTTCGAACGCATCGTTCTATGAGTAAAAAAAACAAAGACCAAAAAGAAGAGCCAAAAGATTTTATATTCCCAACGGAACTGGTAGAGCAAGTTTATGAAATTTCTGGTAGTGCTGACTCATACAAAGGAGTTATCCTTTGCGTGTGTTCTCCCAAAGGGACACCTCAAATTTATACGAGATTTGATTCTATCGTAACTTCATTAGGTATGAAGACGGCTATCGGACAATGGCTATCGGACGAAGAAGATAAAATTACAGCAACCGACAACGAATAATGCTTTATTCATTAGAAGTAGAGAAGCAGTTCCTAGCAGGACTGATTCAGTATCCAGAGACTTACTCTGAAATTTGCGATTTTGTTTCAGAATCAGATTTTTATTCTGAAGACACAATCGTTCACAAGACGATTTATCATATAATTCGTAAATGCTTGGAGGGGAATGAAAAGGTCGATGAGATTATTATCGCCCAGAGAATCAAAGAAATTGGTATCTCTTTTAAAGATAATATTGACGTTTTTGATTATTTGAGGTCTCTGGCGGTCAGGAAGACCAACAAAACCACAGCTATATCTGCCGCCAAGGAAATTAAGAAATATTCTATCAGAAGGGCCATCCATGAATCTGCTCTTGAAGTAGCGGACAAGATGAAGAAGATCGCCCCAGATTCTTCTTATCAAAAAATTGTTGAAGAGGCTGATACTACATTTAATAAAATTATAAATATTTATGAGAACAATGAAGAAAAGCCGGTTAACATCTTCGAAGAAATGGAAGCCGTCATTGAAGAACGCGGCAACAATCCTATTACTGAATTTGGTTTCATGGGTCCATTTCCAACTGTTAATAAGATTTATGGATCTCTTCTTCGTCCCGGTAACATTACTGTTGTCGTGGCACGTTCGGGTGTAGGTAAAACTCTATTGGCGCTAAACTATACAACCAAAGTATCAGCGCAGCATGATGTTCCTGTTTTGCACTTCGATAACGGAGAGATGAGTAAGGAAGAAGTTATCATGCGCCAATGTGCCGCTCTAAGCCATGTCCCAATGCATTTACTAGAAACTGGACTTTGGCGTAAGGCTGGCGAAGATGTAGTTCAAAGAGTTCGTTCTACTTGGGATAAGATTAAGAAGCTTAAATTTTATTATTATAATGTTGGCGGCATGACTACCGACCAAATGATTAATAATTTGAAGCGTTTTTATTATTCCAAGGTTGGTCGCGGCAATCCTCTCATCTTTAGCTTTGATTATATCAAGCCCTCTGCTGATGCTGATGGTAATAAGCCAGAATGGCAAGTCATTGGCGATATGTTGAATAAATTTAAAAAGACCATTCAGCGCGATATCGTACAAGACCAAAAGCCTATGATTACAATGTTCACTTCGATTCAATCTAATCGTAGCGGCATTACTACAAACCGTAATTCTGACGCGATCAATGACGATGAGGGGATTGTGTCGATGTCTGATCGAATCACTCATTATTGCTCTCATATGGCTATTCTGCGACCCAAGACAGCCGACGAAAGACAAGAAGAGGGGCCAAACTTTGGTTCTCATAAACTCATCTTTGTCAAAAACCGCTTTCTTGGATCTGATGTTGCTGGTGCCGTTGAATTGGTTAGAATGCCAGATGGCACGCTTAAGAAGAATTTTATTAACCTTCAGTTTGAGAATTTTGACATTAAAGAGCGCGGCGATCTTCGCGATATCGTAAATCAGGCGGATACTAACGCCACAACCCTACAAAATTCTGGTGAAGACGATAATGTCCCAAGTTTCAATTGATCCAGTTGTTCTCAAAAGCTCTCTTGAGTCTTTAGGTTATCAGCTTAAAGACTACGGTAGCTATTGGAGGACTACAGCCTTGTATCGTGGTGGAGATAACTCTACCGCATTAAAAATATATAAGAATAGTGGAGTGTGGACTGATTTTGCGGCAGGGAGTTCAAAAAGTTATCCATTCCAAAGACTTGTTGAATTAACTTTAGACACAAAAGATTCTTATATCGTAAATAAGTATGTAAAATTTGACGCTCAAAATATTATCCATGTACAAAATAAAGAAAAAATTGAGATGGAAAAAATTTATCCAGAATCTATTTTAGAAAATCTTTTGCCTCATCTTGATTTTTATTTAAAGAAAAAGATTAGCAAAGATACGTTGGATTTTTATAAATGCGGTTATGCTACATCTGGCCAATTGTTCAGAAGAATAGTGTTTCCAATCTATAATCAATTTGGGCAAATTCACGGATTTTCTGGTCGAGCCGTTTTCTGGGAAAAAGATTCTGAATTTCCAAAATGGAAACATGTGGGCAAAAGAGCAGATTGGGTTTATCCAGCCAATTTAAAACGAAATAATGTTTACGAAGTCAAAGAAGAAATTGAAAAGCGGCGATCCGTTATCATTGTCGAAAGCGTTGGCGACAGTATGGCATTGTTCGAACATGGATATAAAAATAATGTAGTTACTTTTGGACTCGGCATTTCGTCCAAGCTTTCTTCTGCCCTTGTTGCGCTGGACCCTGATAAAATTATTATCGCTTCAAATAATGATTCTAATGGGGAGACTAATCACGGTCTCATCTCTGCTTGCAAAACATTTCTTCAGCTTTCTTCGATCTTTGATTATTCAAAGCTCCAAATTAAACTGCCACTTAAAAACGATTTCTTTGACATGCACCTTGCGACATTTGAAGGCGAAGACAATATTTTTGACGAATGGAATTCAAAGACAATAAACATGGAAGCTCAAATTAAGAAAATTCATGAGATTGCAGTTGCCAATAAATTTCCCGACAGTCTTATCAAAAGGGCTGAAAAAATTCTAAATGACACAGCCTGAGATTAAACATGTTGCGCTTTCTGCAAGCCGAATCAAGACACTAGAGAAGTGTAGTTGGTCGTATTGGTGCAATTACATTTTAAAGCTTCCCGAGAAGTCAAACGAAGGAGCGAGCAGAGGTAATGTTGTCCATCTTGTCCTTGAGTGTTTGGCGAAGAAAAAAAGAAAACCATATGTTGATTCTATTTTAGATGCTGGCGATATTTTTACAATTAAGTCTATTAAAAAGCTCTCGTTGAAGCACGCCAGAAAGCTTAAAGTTTCTGATCCAGACAATATTGAACTGATTAAAGAAATGACTTTGACTGCCCTAAAATATGACTTTTGGGGTGATGCAGAAAGGTTGCCTGTGCAGGATTTGCAAGAAAGAGACTTCGATATAACAGTAGATAAAAAAGATAAAAAATATAGGATTAAAGGATTTATTGACCGCCAATTTATTTACGATGACGGTACTTCGGTAGTAAGAGACTATAAAACTAGCAAAGCCGTATTTGCGGGCAAGGATGCAGAAGACAATATGCAGCATATGATTTATACTCTTGCATCTAAGAAGCTTGATCCAAAGCACAAAGCTTCAATGGAATTTTTATTTCTTAAATTTGATCTTAAAGACAAAACTAAGAATGGCGGTTTATTAAAAATGAAACCACCAACCAAAAGTGAGCTTAGTGAGTTTGAAAATCATTTAACCGAAGTTCAAAAAGTTATAGATAACTTTTCTGAACCCGATGCCTATTCTAATTTTGCAGCCGACAAACCGATGCCTTCAGATGGTTCATTTAGCGGCAAACTGGCCTGTGGCTTTGCAAAGCACAAAGGACAGTTAAAGAAAGACGGTAATCCAATGTGGCATTGCCCATACAAATTTGGATTTAATTACTATGCTTTGAGAGATAAAGATAATAAAATAATTAAAACTTTCTTGGAAGAAGACATGGGCGAGGCATTTAAAATTGCCAAGCAAGATGAGAAGGTTACGAAAGAAAACTATCTTGGATGCCCAAAGCACTTGACATCCTAGACGGACCTGCTAGGATAGTGGTATGATCCCACTATTCAAGTCGCACTTCTCATTTGGGAGAAGCATACTCACGCTGAACGAAGCAGAGAAGCAAAAGCAAGATGGTCCCGATAGCATTATTTCGATTGCGCTTGAAAACAGCCTCAAAGAGATCTATTTGGTAGAAGATTCTTTGACTGGCTTTTTGACTGCTTTTAAAAATTGTCAAAAACATAATATCCAATTAAAGTTTGGACTACGGATTCAAGTTTGCAATAGTTATGAGTCAGCCGATTCATCCACTCATAGACTAATTTTATTTGCTTTAAATGATTCTGGATTTAAAGATATCAATAAAATTTATACTTTTGCAAATACAGAAAAAGAATCAGTTATTTCTAACGATGATCTAGTTCAACGCTTGACAGATAATATTTTAATTGCCGTACCGTTTTATGATTCTTACATCTGGAAGAATAAATATACATTTTCAAATTGTATGCCAGACTTTTTAGATAATGAAGATGTGATTTACTTTACGGAAGATAATAAACTTCCATTTGATAAGATTACTGGCGAATTTCTTAAATCAAGATTTAAAGAAAAAGTTGTAGAGGCTAAATCAATCTATTACAAAAATCGCGAAGACTTTCCAGCTTGGGTTACATATAAAATAGCTTGTAACAGAAATATGGGCAAGAATCAAAGCTTATCTGCGCCAGAACTTGGTGGCTGTGGTAGTAAAGAATTTTGCTTCCAATCTTGGAAGGAGTCGTCATGAACAATCTTTTAAAACAAAAAATTAATCAAAAGTTCGTGGTATTTGATACCGAAACGGAGGGTTTGTCTTTGACTGATTCTCGCCCTTGGCAATTATCTTGGATAGTATGTAAAGGTGAAGATATCTTAGAAGAGCATGACGAATTCGTATTCTACGACGATCTTAACGTGTCTGAAGACGCGGCTAGGATAACAGGCTTCAATAAAGAAAAATATATCTCCAGAGCAAAGCCGCCAATTGAGGTATGGAAGAAATTTGCTAGTTATCTTTATGATGATAATAACATTCTTGTTGGGCAGAATGTACTCGGTTATGATATTTATATTTTAAATACAATGATGCGTGGCATAAGCATCCAAAACGATTGGAGTTTTATCAACAGGATGCTTGACACCAAAGCTTTAGCTACGGCACTATTCAAGGACATAAAGCCGTCTGGAGATCTACTCTCATGGCAAATGAAACTCATGAATCATAGAGAGAAAGGTCTAAAAACAAGTCAGGGGTTTTTGCTCAAGCAATTTGGAATTGATCATGATCCCTCAAAGCTACACGATGCTTTGTACGATATCCAAATGAACTACAAAATTTTCCGTAAGTTAATTATGCAGGTTGACGTATGAATAATTTATTAAACTCTTTTCAAAAATACGAACATCCTGTTCCTCCTGGAGTTCGCCTTCCAGAGATTAAAATTGATGCTAGATATTATGAACAGCTTGGCATCGATCCCTCAGTTTCAAACGTCGAGTTTTTGCGCCAACTTTGTTTGAAGGCGGTCAGAACAAAAGGCATAGACAAATTATCTAACAAAAAAGACTATTATGAACGAGCAAAATATGAACTGGCAATCTTTGAAGAACTTGGTTTCGTTGACTACGTTCTGCTTAACTGGGACATTCTTAATTATGCTCATGAGCATAATATACCTACTGGTTATGGGCGTGGTTCTGCGGCTGGCTCTTTGGTTCTTTTTCTAATTGGTGTCACCAATGTAGATCCAATTAAAAACGGATTGTTCTTTGAGCGATTCGTTTCAAAGAGTCGCGCCAAAAAAATTGTTGTAGATGGCATAACCTACCTTGACGGATCGTTGATGCCTGACGTTGATAATGACATTGAATTCTCAAAGCGTCAGGACGTTATTAATTATATTAAAACGAAGTACGCCGGTAAGACTTGTAAGATTCTTACCATGAATACTCTTACTGGTAAACTGTGTATTAAAGAGTGCGGTAAGATTGTGGGAGAGATGTCGGAGGACGAAGTTAATGCTGTCAGCGATATTATCCCTAAGCAATTCGGCAAGGTGTTTGCTTTGAAAGACGCTTACGAAGAGAGCGAGCAGTTCAAAGCTTTTTGCGACAAGAATCCAAAGATTTATAAGATAGCCAAGAAGATTGAGGGACTGAATAAGAATACTGGAGTTCATCCATCTGGTATTTCTATTTCATATTATAACAATGAAGATATTATGCCATTGCAAAAGACAGGCGATGGCGAGATCGTTTCTGCCTACGATATGAACAACGTGTCAGAAATTACCGTTAAGTTCGATATCCTTGGGCTGAGAACTTTGACTGTTGTTTATGATACCTGCCAAAGACTTGGCTTAGATTTCAAGAATCTTGATTTCGATAACTCGTCTACATATAAATTCTTACAAGACCTATCTAATCCCAAGGGCCTATTCCAAATCGAAGCCAACACAAATTTTCATGTTTGCAAAAAGGTGAAGCCAAGAAACATGCTTGAACTAGCGTGCGTTCTTTCGCTTGCTCGTCCCGGTGCTTTAGACTTCCTAGATCAATACGCAAGATATGTTGCCACTGGTCAATTCCAATCGGTACATCCTTTCTTTGATGACATTCTTGGCGTTACTGGAGGCATTCCAATCTTCCAAGAACAATTGATGAAGATGATCGTTAAGGTTGGATTTACTCTTGATGAAGCTGAGACTGTACGTCGTATTGTTGGCAAAAAGAAAGTCAGCGAGATGCCAGCTTGGCAGCAGAAAATCAGAGAAAAAGTCGCTTCTAATAACCTAGAAGCAGCAGTTGCTGATGTTCTATGGAAAGTTGCAGAAGATAGTGCGAATTATTCTTTCAATGCATCTCACGCCGTTTCTTATGCTACTCTTTCTGCTTTAACTACTTATCTTAAATTTAATCATCCAAAAGAATTCTTTTTGGCTTTACTAAGATCTTCAAAGCATGAGCCAAATCCGCATGAAGAAATTGAAGCAATCTCACAAGAGCTTTCATTCTTTAACATCAGGCTTTTGCCGCCAGATCTTTCCAAGTCAAAAGCTGATTTTGAAATCGAAGGCGACAATATCCGATTTGGCTTAAATGCCATTAAAGGAGTATCTGATAAAGTACTAACTCATTTGCTTGAGTTTAGACAAGAAGAATTTGCAAACAAGATCGATTGCTTTGATGGAGCTAAAGAAGCTGGTGTGAATATTGGCGTTTTATCATCTTTGATTCAAGCAGGTACTCTTTCTAGCTTCAGCGAAAAGCGCTGCCGTCTTGTACTTGAAGCTCAGACGTACAATGTTTTAACAGATAGAGAAAAGCGTAACGTTAAACTTGTTGCTCCCAAATATGACCATGATGTACTAAATACTATTGCTGATTTGGTTAAAAATAAATCTGTTGGAGATGATGGTAAGCCGTTTATGAAAGAAAGCCGTTTTGAAACATTTAAAAATAAGTACGAACCTTATAAGAAGATCTATGATATGAATAAAAAATATGAGAAGTTCGCTAACTGGTTTTTTGAAAAACGTCTTCTCGGATATAGCTATACCCACAAATTAAAAGAAGTTTTTAATGATGGAGAAGACAGGCTTCACAATACTTATGAGGTTTCTCAGGTTGATTTGCGCCAAAACGTAAAGATGGTTGGTATAGTTAAAGAGGCTCGTAAAAAGGTCAGCCGCGCTGGTCGTCCATATTTATTAGTTAAAATTTCTGATGAGTATGGTCAAATGACTTGCCGTTTAACTGATGGAGGCAGGGACGATAAGTTTACCCAATATTACGAGGGTGGAGGCAAGACTCCTAAAGAAGACGATATCGTTGTCCTCTATGGCTCAAAGGCCGATGATTCAATCTTTCTAAATGGCTTGACAATCCTCACAGAAAAGATATACACAAAGTTATCTCAGATCGAAAGTTAAGTGTAAAATGAATACAGTGCAAGACGTAAACTTTACTCCAAAAGTAAAACGAGCTTTAGACGTTGCTAGAGAGCGTTGTGCAGAAAATAATTTTCCAGAAATTACTGACGATTTTCTGCTGCATTCAGTTTTGTTTTCCGATTCAATGATTGTTAATCTTGTATTTCAATCATTATCTATTGAGGTTAAGGATGTTATCCTTGCTCTTTCTAAAATATTACCGTCTGGCAAGAAAAAGATTTCTGGAAAAAATATTCCTTATAGCGCAAGCGCTACATTAATTATAAATGAATCTTATAAGATATCTAGCTCGTTTAAGCAAAACTATACAGGAGTAGAGCATTTATTTTTATCAATTTTACGTCATTCATCTAGCGTCAAAAAGTTCTTTAAAAATAACGGAGTTGACGTTGCATTCTTGGCGGATAAGGTAGAAAAAGAATGCAAGATGCTATCTAATCCGGTCAAAAGACCAATAAATCAAAAGAATCAAGGTCAATCCGACAATCAGACCTCGGCATATTATACTGATTTTAATGAACTTGCTATGCAAGGAGATTTTGAGAATATCTTCTTTAGGGAAAAAGAAGTAGCTCAAATTTCAGAAATTCTTTGCAGAAAGCAAAAAAGAAATGTCATTCTCATAGGTGAACCCGGTGTCGGCAAAAGTGCTGTTGTTGGTTTGCTCGCTAATAATATTGTATCTTGTAATTGTACAGAATTTTTGCTTAATAAAAAAATCATCAGTCTTAATTTATCTGCTTTAATTGCTGGTACAAAATTACGCGGAGAGTTTGAAGAACGTTTAGTAAAGGTCATGAACGAGTTGAAGAACATGAAAAACACTATCGTGTTTGTTGATGAAATTCATAATGTCATAGGTATGGGCAACGATGCTGGATCAATGGACGCAGCTAATATTTTAAAGCCCTATCTTACTTCCGAAGATATGTCTTTTATCGCAGCGACTACTCAAAAAGAGTATGAGAATATCTTTGTAAAAGACGGGGCGATGAATCGTAGATTTGAATCAGTTTTCATAAAAGAACCGAGCAAAGAAGAAACATTTAAAATTCTAAAGTCCTTAAAAGGATTTTACGAAAAGTTTCACATGGTTCAGTATTCCGATGCGGTCATCAATGAAGTTATTTCTTTGTGCGACAAGTACATGCCGTCGAAAAGATTTCCAGATAAGGCGATTGATTTAATGGATCAAGTTGGCGCTAAAGTTAAAATTCGCTGCTTCTCTCGTCCAAATGATATCAAAAACACAGAAAGGCTAATTATTCAATTTGAGAAATTTGCGCCAGATGATGTTAAAGAAAATCATTTGCCTAAAATAATTGAAGATTACGAATTGAAATACGATGAGTGGGTTGAGTCAGTAAAAGGTAAAGTGTTTAAAGTAAAAACCAAAGATGTTTATGCTGCTTTGTCAGATAAAATTGGTAAAATTATAGATGTAGAATCTAACAACGATGGAATAAAAAACATCTTGCCTAATTTAAAAAAGCATATCTTCGGCCAAGACGAAGCTTTAAAAAAGATTTCTGACTGTGTTTTACGCAGTTCTTTTGGGCTTTCTAAATCGAATAGACCGCTTGGGAATTTCATGTTTATTGGCCCAACTGGTTCCGGTAAAACTCATTTAGCTAGAACTTTAGCTAAACAAGCATTTGGCAACGAAGACAATCTTTGCGTTATAGATATGTCAGAGTTTATGGAGCCACATTCTGTTTCTAAATTAATAGGATCTCCTCCAGGTTATGTTGGTTACGGTTCAGCGAATGTTCTTTGGACTCATCTCGATAAACACCCGTCTTCAGTATTCTTGTTTGATGAAATAGAGAAGGCTCATCCAGACGTAATAAATATTCTTTTGCAGATCATGGATAGCGGACAAGTAACTGATTCCACTGGTAATAAATTAAACTTTAAAAATTCTATCATCATAATGACCGGCAATGTCGGATTTCAATTTGCCGACAATAAAAGAATTGGGTTTGGTGCGGTGTCCAACCCCGCTCCACAAAAAGACATCGTGATGGATAATCTTAAAAAGTTTTTCAAACCAGAATTCTTGGCTCGACTTAATGACATAATTATATTCGATCAACTTTCGGACGATTCTCTGAATAAGATAATTGATGTTGAACTTAATCAAATAAAAGAATCTTTAAAAAGCAAAGGGACTTCCGTTACCTTCTCTAAAGAAGTGTATGAATTTATTTTAAATCAAACGAGAAGTTCGCAAACAGGTGCCAGAAAGATTGTATTTTTTGTAGAAAACGAAATAAAGACTAAGATTGTTGATATTCTTTGTTCCAATAATTATAATTCAATAAAGGTATTCGTTGAAAATAACGAATTAAAATTAAATGGAAAAACAAAGAAATTACTTGCAGTCTGTAAAAAATGAAGTTGACATTCTTCCTATAGAAGAAGAGTTTTTGTCTTCTACAAAAAGAATTATAGAGAATAAAGTTGGGCATGAAATTCGTCTATGCAAGAAGTACGAAGTTCATCCTATTTACGATTGTTATTTAATCGCAGGTAATGATAGGCCATTTTTATTAAAAGTAAATTTATCTCCCGATACTCCCAATTCTTGGGATCTGCTTTCGAAAAATAACTACGATTTTCATCCTAAAATAATTTGTTCGTCAAATGATTCTGATGAATTTAAATTTCTTTGTTTTGAAGTGCCGAAAGGAATGTTTTTGTCGGATATATCTAATTATCCTTTAAATCGTAAGTTAAAGCTTCAAGATACTTTCTTGCGAGATTTAAAACGAATGCACTCTATTAAGACAAAAGAGGAAGATCAAACGATTAAAATATTTGATTCTTTTTTACCTAGAGAAGCAATGATGGTTGCAAAAAAGTATCCAGTAATTCAGCTTTTTTCTACGGCCAAGATGGTATTTAAAAAAATGTATAAGCCAGATCCACAAGATTGTGGATTGTGCCATTTTGATTTATGTCCAGAAAACATAATCTACACTGGCACTGATATTAAATTTATTAATTTTGAGTACTCCGCTAATGCAAATATATACTTAGATATTTTGCTAGCTAAAGAAACTTTGAATTGTTCAAATCAAACCTTTGAAGAAATTTGTCAGACCTTACCTAAGAATACATATGATAAATTATTGCTTAATAAAGATGTCTCAAATTTATTTAACTTTGCTTACTTCAATTCAAAAATCACTTCCGAATATATTACTTTTGGTTTGAGAAATCCACCTAAACTAAAATATTGGATTAACAAGTCAGAGTTTTTTTACAATAAAATTTTTGATAAACTTTTTGTCGAAAAACAGCTTGACAAATTAATCAGAGACTTCTATTATTTGTGGAAATCATAAATATGAATAACACTAATTCAAATCGCGCGCTCAACACGATTAGCCGTACAGCTGGTCGTTTTTTCGGTCTTGAGACCTCTCATGAGGTAATCAATGCTCGTCTTGTAAACTTTGGCTCTACAATGATCACGGTAGAGGATCGTAATGCTGGCCGCAATCGTCGATTCGCAAAGAATCAGGTTAAGGCCGTTACCTTTCAAGGCACAAGATACACAAGCTCCCGCTAACCTAAACCCCCGAGAAATCGGGGGTTTTTTATTATCTATGGTGTAAATATACATACAACCACAAGCGCCATGATATTAAACGAAAAAGAACTAGAAGAACATGTTGATGTTCTTAAAGCTAAGTCAGAAATAGAACTTAAAAAAATAGAAGCTCAATCTTCGGCTAAAGATGTAGCGTCCAAATTTATCGGCAAAGTAGCTATTCCTTGTATAGTTATATTGGTTATTGTTGGAGTTTTATCTAGCGCCTTCCTGCCAAAAGAATCACTTCCTGCTGTTATAGGATTAGTTTCTACCGCAGCAATGGCCCTTATAACAATGTTAGCTGGCATCACATCTTCTAAAGAAAAAGAAGAAAAACCAGAAATTTCTATTATCAATTCTTTAATTAAAAATCTAGAAGAGTCTAGAGAACCAATGAGCGTTACGGTTGATGGAGAAAAAGTAACCGTACAAAAAGGATCAACTTCAATATCAACTAAAAAATAATTATGCCATTACCAACACCTAAAAAAAATCAAGAAGAGGATGACTTTATTGCATCCTGTATGTCTTCAGATACTATGCTGAAGGAATATCCAAATCAAAAACAAAGAGCGGCGATTTGCTATTCTCAATTTAGCCGCAAAAAGAAGAAGAACGAAGGCTCTATGAACGAAACAAAATGGGATGAAAATGATGTTTCAAGAGTTATCATAGAGTAAGCATGTTAAAAAAACTTAAATCATTATTAGGTATGACACAAGGAGACGAC